GCAGTGATGCATCACCAACACTAACCCATGCTCCTAATTTAACACCGCCAGTACTGTCTGGAGTTGAACCAGCAGGCACTGTTTTTGGCAGATCGCCATCCCAGCGGTAATAATCGCCATCCTCTTCCCATAGCAGGGCCTCGTTCCATGTTGTAATGTTGAAGCCTTTCTCGAAGGAGCGACGGGTAATATAACCAATTAGACCAGCTGCCTTGATAGTCGCAGCGATTCGTCGTGCTTCGTCCTCGCTATCCTTAGCGTTGCCAGCAGAGCTACCAGCAGATGCGGCATGTTGTCCAGAAGTATTCTTGAACTGCTCGGCTTCATTTCGGAACCCCTCAGCCTCATTGCGCCACTGATTGGTTTTCGTAGCGTTAGTGCCGGACTCGTTCTTAAAGCCCTCCGCTTGATTTCTGAAAGTCTCAGCCTCATTACGGAACTGTAGGGCCTCATTACGCGCCTGCCACGAGTTCTGGTTCACGGTCTTAAGTTGACCAAATGGAACAGCATCACGGTCATCCACGGCGTTCGCTAGGTTCACAATTCGACGACCACGGGCATCCAAGTGACCATCATTATTAACACCGATAGTATCAGCAGTCAGGTCGCGAGCCTCCTCAGCTACGTGCATCGTTTGAATCTGAGCGACGTTAAGGTCATACGCACGGAGGATTGATCCGTCCGTAAAGTCAACCAATCGGTCGGTCGTGGAGGTTACTCGGCGTAACTCGATGGTCGTGTAGCCATCGGCTGTACCCCAAGCCTTTGTAAGAGAGATAGTGGTGCGAGTAGCAAAACGGTAGTCTGTATTAAGCGTAAGGACCTTACGGTCTACCCCAATAAGAGTTACCACTACGAACTTACGGGCTAGATACTCAAACGGGATATTAAAATCACGAGTGGAGCCATCTAACTGATAAGTCAAAACTGTTTTAATTACGTTAGCCATTTGACCTCCTTAAAGTAAATCTAAGAGACTAAAGGGAGAAGATTCTTTCACCTCTCCCTATAGTGAGTCGTATTATTTCCTAGGTGTTTCCTTGATGTGTATACCATTGGCCTCATAAATTTTCATAATGAGTTGCTGCGTGATAGGGTCGTTCGGAACAACCTCACGCATGGTATTAAACATCCCTGTACGGAACTCCATCTCGGTAGCCTTGTTGGGTGCTTTCAGTAGCGATACAGCGTTAAGTGCCGTACCACCAACCTGTCCTGCGAACCCCAAAGCAGGAATCTGCTCACCTAAAGCACCACTAATCATACCAGTAACCTGACGACCTGTGACCGCTTTTGTGCGATCTCGTTCCTCTGGTTGCTTAGGCAGTATCGTGGAGCGTGTGTATTTATAGGTATCATCACCAAACACCCCAGCGATCATATCGTAGATGCTAAGTGGCGAACCTAAGTGTGAGCTACGGGAGATAGACGCATGAGCAATCATCTTCGGGTCTAGTGCCATCTTGAGGTACTCCTTACGTTTGTCATCAGGTAAGGCAGCGGCCTTTAGGTGCGCCTGCCCAACGAAGTAGCCACCAGCTAGACCACAGGAAACAATGTGAGTTAACGCTTGGTCTAACGCACGGTTGTTCTTTGTGGCCTCATAGAAGCTACGGACAAATCGGGCGTTAAGTGACTTAATAACGAAGTTCTTAAATTGCATCACCATCTTTACTCCTGCCCCATATGCAACGGAATCTTGAGAGGAAATCTTATGTGGTCGCATGATTGTCTCTCCAGCCACTTTATCAGCAAGCCTCCACAAATCCATTGTACGTGGGTCGTAGGTGAACGCCCTTTTGTCCTTGATTGTGAACTTACCATTAGAATCACGAGTTGTGTGGTCCCGAAATAATTGCTTGATACCATTCCACTGCTCAGGACTGATTGAGGCAGACTTAAGATAATTTGCCTTACCAAACTTAGCGCCAGTCCCTGATAGTGCTGCGCTGGCAATATCCCCAAGGACACCTTGACGGGCAGCATCAATGATGTAGTTAGTGGTCCCATTTAGCATAACCGTCCACGGGGAACGAGCCGCTAACTCCTGAGTGCCGAAACGAAGAGTACCAACCACATTAGCCAACACAGCGTTGGTGTCTGTAGACTCCCTAAGTCTGCGAATGTGATCTTCGCGACTCGGACGGATTAGCTGGTCGAGTTCCTTCCCGAACACCATACTGTAGAGTTCTTTAATCTCAGAGGCCCGCATTGGTTTCCTTCTGTTAACCCAATCGTTAATCATTGGGATTCCGTGAGTCACCGCAGAGACATTACCTTTGATCAACATAGCACCTATCTCCGTGAAGTTCTGGAGGGGCATGTAGAAGTTCTTGGCGAAGAACGTCAGGTCGTTCAGAGAACGTAAAGCTGTCCCTAAAGCACCTTCTGGGCTGCGACGGGCGCGACCAGTTAGAATCTTCACTGTATCCTTGAGAGCTTCTACTTCTCCCCTCAACTTCCCGTTACCTTCGGCCTGCTTACTCAGCGCCATAATTTCATCCTTGAGTTCCTTGGTAGTTTTACCAGAGCTACCCATGATAGCAATATCACCATTTACACGACGGTCATATGCTGGCATAAGGATGCGCTGGCTGAACACGCGAAGGTCATCTACTGAGAACGTAGAGCCATCCGGTAACGTGGTTGGTACATCGGTGTCAAAGAGGTTACGTGCTTCCAAAAAGTTATTATTCTCAATACCTACAAGACCCGTTATATTCTCATCAACAATAGAAGACGATGAGAACTGGTCTGTATGGGAGATACCGTAAGCCTTATCCATAGCGTGCTTTCGAACCATTTCATGTGTTACTTCTTTAGTTGACTTGAGTTCATTGACTTCCATCAGGTGCTCGTCGATACGTGCCTTAACTTCTGGACGCAGATAGTATGACGCAAGGGAGCTTTCAGCGATAGCCTCCTGTAAAGCCTCTCGACTCCCCAAACGTTGAATATATAAATTCTTCGATTGGGTGTCATACACTCGCGGAATGTACGTACCTTTGTTGCGACTGCCGGGGAAGATACTAACCGCTTTTGAATTACCGAACACAGCAGGGTTCTCCATAAGTTCACGCTTGAGGTCATAGTGGCCCTTAACGTGGCGCATCAGGTCTAGCTCTTTAGGAGACAAGTTTACCTGTAACTCAGGGTGCTCTATTGCCAGCGCAATTTTGCGGTCGATGAACTCAACGGCCTCTGCTTTGCTCATCTTAGGCGCACCTGTTGTGAACTCAGGGTCTTTCATGACTTCCTTCATCTTATCATAGTATAGGTTCCAATCGCGGTTATCGTTGGATGATAGCCTACTATGAATATCATCAGCGGTCGAGCCGAACTTACCGTTAGACCCTGATTCCATACCAGTTGGAGAGCGCACTAGGTCACGCGCAATGGAGCGAACTCCTGTGTTCTCAGAACGTAGTGTCTTAAGGCCAATCTCAGTGAACCCACCTAAGGAGATACCTCTGGCTGCACGCTCAGGATTTATCGCCTCAAACTCACTGAGGGTCTGTGGGTTCAGTGGGTTAGTGTCACTGAGGATTTGACCTTGAGGGAGGACAACTGCACCCGGCTCGGTATCCAATGGTGCGTAGTTAACCCCGCTGTACTCTCGGTCGAATTTGGTGCTGTCAGTGTTCATCTTAGACATGTCCACAGAGTTAGCGTTAAAGGCAGTCTCACGGGCTTCCATACGCATCAACGGTCCGACGAACTCATTGTTAAACTCAGCCTCAGGTTTGCTACGTCTCAATCCAGCGGCTATAGTGTCACTGATTGCAGACATTCCTGCCCCAAACACAAGACCACCTAGTACCGCGCCAGTATAATTAGCGTCTCCACCAACTATAGACGTTCGCAACCCTTCTGAGGCCATGTTAATAGCTGCACTCTCAGCACCTACCACAAGAGCCTTATTGATTAACTTAAAGCCCTTACCAGTTACACCAACCAACGGCACATACGATAGTGGGTCGAATGCTGCACCAACAACGCCAGCGGAAAGCTGTGCTCCGATACCTGCGTCAGCTTTCTTTAGGTCATTCTCGTAGTTCTCGTTGGCTAATCTAATTAGGTCATCAAGGTTCTCAGGGGAACCGCCTGTAACAACATTGAGATACGCTGGGTTCTTAACTTCTGTTCTAATCCTCTCTAGTTCCTCAGGAGTCCAGATAGTAGAGTTCCAACGCGTAGGCGTGATAACATCCTTAAACACATCAAAACTATTATCGAGGCGACCAGCACGGAAGGCCATGCCGAGGACTGAGTTGTCAATTTCGGCACTTGCAGCATCTTTGAATCCGAAGAATGTTGAGCGGTCGTCATACTCAGATAGTTCCTGTTTATGATGGTCCCAAAAGTCCGTAGCGAATGATTTCGCCGGGGCCTCCTGTTCGATACCTTTAATGTCTAATCCAATCGACTCTGGGATAGCATCTGTTACCTTGCGCTTCCCTTCGACCTGAATGTCTCCTAAACCAACATCAGAAGGGATGCCTTTACCCTTTGGGGTGATTCCACCGAACGCTTCCAACTGACCAATCATAGGCGATCTAGCCACATCCATAAGGTTGCGCATGTAGTTGCGTCCCTCTTCGGAGATAGCAGAGAAGTCACCTTTTGTGTATGCCTCAAGTTGTGGATTCCCTAAGCGCCCCTCACCTTGATTGTACGCAAGGGCAGCTTTGAGTTCGTCCCCATCAAATTTACTCACCAGTCCAGCAAGGTGCTTGGCAGCAGCATTAATAGCTAACTCAGGATTCAGTCGGTCATCGTCTGGACCATCGGTGACTCGCAACCCCATAGCCTTAGCTGTAGCCTTGGTGAACTGCATCATGCCTAAGGGTCCAGTCTTAGATTTTGCTGTAGGCTGGAATCGTGATTCCGTCCAAGCGACTTTACGTAAAAGGTCATAAGAGACCCCTGTGGCATCAGCCGCCTTCTGGAACAGACCATCATACTCACTTGGTACGTTCTTATCGTACTTATCCATTTAGGGCCTCCTTATGTAGCCTTTGGTTACTCCTTACGTCCGTAAATGAACTTAGGAGTCTGTTTACGTTTCTCTCGTACTCGTTTAGCGCCAGCCTCACGAGCTTTCTTAGCGGCAACTATAGGTGCTCGCTTGTTAGCATCAGCAATCGCCTTATCACGGGCCTTCTCAACGGCTTCTGCTGCGAGACGCTCTTGTGTTTCCTTCCAGACCTTGGACAACATCTCCTTGTCGTAACGAACCCGTGGACCAGTCCCTGTAGTGGGCATTATGTAGATAGACTTCCCGATTACCGAGACGGTCATCTTCTCAGAGGCCATACTTGGGTTAGCCGCTATGATTCCTTTAAGAGCAGCATCAATAATATCCTTACCTTGCTTCCAAGATTTAGGGTCATCGTTTACCTGTAGATAGTTCCTCGGAATTACCCCAATGACTCCCTCACTGTCTGAGCTATCGTCATTAAAGGTCGTAGTGGACTCCTTGAGGAACTTCTGCATCTCGGTCATAGCCATGTCAACATTGTTGGTACGGTACTTAACGGAGTCATAAATCTTACGGGCAAGTCCTCTGAGTTCTGTCGGCATGTTAGCTATCTCTGGAACCTTAGAGTCGTTAAGTGCTTTCTCAAAGGCGCTATCATCTTCGAATCGTTGCTCCTTAGAACGTGTGGCAATCTGACGGTCAGCATCAATCAACTCCTGCACATCAACACCCTGTCTGTCAGCTAAGTCCATGGTCAAGAATAGCTCAGCTTGCTCAGGGTACAGTGACGCTATGAGGTAAGGGTCTGCGTTACGGATTCTGCGTAAGGCATCCATCGCTGGAGTCTTATCTGCTAACTTACCATTCATCACAGAAGAAGACCACTCCTGCGCTGCATCCTGAACCATCGTCCCTATTGCAGTCCTGAAAGGACCATCCTTAGAGTCTGATTGCAGGTACTGTAGTTTGAGTCTATCTTTGGCTCCATCTGGGATATCCATAGCGTCTATGTCAGCCAGCTTCTTGTTAGCGTAGTTTACAATATCGCTATGCTTGAACTCCCCAGTGTTGTCGTTTGTAGGCATGTCCTTAAAGTCCGTAGAGACCCACTCTCCATTGATTCGCTTCTGGTACTGAGCATCAATGACCCTAAACTTATTATCGGCCTTCTGAGCCTCATCAAGTGCTTTGGCCTCGTTCTTGGCCCACTCTACCATCTTGGCTCTGAGTTGCTTCTGTGCCTCTATAAGCGTTGCGCGTTGAGGGGTCATTTGCTCGCCTGGCTGGTATTTATCTAGCTCAGCCTTGATGCCTTGGAGCTTCTCCCAGCCAACACGAGGGTCGTCTACGAACAGCGCAGAGTTGACATCAAGCTGAAACTTCTCGTTCAGTTTTGCATCGTTGTCATATTGTGCTCTCTGTGCTGTCACCATAAGGGCATTCCACTGCTCTTCCCCCATAAGTTCCTTATAGGTCGTAGTGGCACCGTTGAGTGTCACCTTCTTATCACCAACTCGCATCAGGAAGTCAGCGCCACCAGCGCGGCTAGAAGCATCACTAAACGCTTGGCTTATAAGCTGGGTAGCTTGAGCATCGGAAGGTATAGCACCAGTTACTAGACCGTTGGATATATAACTCTCAAAGAAGTCCGCAGAGTCTGGGCGGCGAAGCATATCAGGGTCTTGAAGGACACCGTTGAGTTCCACTCGGCTGTTCATGATGGCACCCTTCTGAGCTTGCTGGCTCAAGAAGTTATCATGCGCACCATACAGCGAGATGTTACGCTCAGTGATGTCCCCGTTGAAACCACGCTGATAATCAACGTCCTCAGGGTCAATACCGAACTGCTCAGCGTATGCCTTAGCGCCTTCTTGAAGACGACTATGACGATACTGTTCCATCTCTTCACGAGTACGGAAGACACCCTCTTTGACCTTCTGCATAACGTCATCGTCCACAAGGTACGCAGCGTTACGCCCAGTCTTTACTCGGAGTGCTTCCATAGCGTATGGGTCATCCTGATACAGAAGGGTCCCGTTGTTGAGAGCTTCTCGGCGTTGCTCAGGTGTCAGCTTACGGATAATCTCGTTAGAGCGCTCGTCAGCTAGGTCACGTGCTCGTTTCTCCTTAGCGGTATACATATCAGCACCAGCCTGAGCGAACCGACCAATGGTGTCCAATAGGCTGGACTTTGGTTGCTCAGCTTGAGTGGTTGCTGCACGATAGCCCATACCACCAGCGCCACCACGTAACCGAGATAGTCCCGGTTGTGCCGCTTGAAGGGCAGATTCAATTTTACTCATAGCTCATTACCTCCCCGTCTTGGTTCCTTTAGCGGCAACAATAGGTGCCTTAGTGGTTGACTTAGAGTCGAACTTACCGTCTGCGTAAGCACTCGCAGCGGAAGACCCCATGATAGCCAGTGGGTCCAGAACCATCTGTAGCTTACTCTTCTGTTTCTGTTCGCCCTTATAGATTTCGCTAATCTGGCTTGCAGCACTTTGAGTGCCACCAAGTTGCTGTGCGAAGATTGCTTGGTAGTCACGGCGATAGTTCTCAGTTACCATATTGGCTTCCCGAATGAACTGTCCCTCTGTGACTCGCTTAATGCGGTCCATTGAGGAACCTTCAAGCATACTCTCTCCGATAGCCGATCGGATAGACCCCATAGCTTGAACCTTCTGCATGTTCTGCGAGGTCAACTCAGAGGACGCTTCCTCAAGTTTACTTCGAGCTTGCAGCGATAGGTCAGCATTCTGGATGTTCGTCTGCCTCATGATTTCCATAGCTTGACGACGACCAGCAGCGGTCTGAGCGGCAATCATTTTGGCCTGAGCGTTCTGACCACTGATAGCCTGAGCACCAGCCAATGCGATAGGTATTGCGGCAGGCCAACACATAATTAACCTCCTTTCGTTATTGTAAATAATTGAAATTGACCATCTCGTGTGTACTCTTCATGGAATACCGCACCGATAGTCTTGAGGAAACGAATGTGGGACGCATTGCCTACCCATACATAATTCCAAAGAGTATCATACCTCTCAAGCATCTTATCGCGATACTCCATGATTAACTTACGGAACTCTCGCTTAGCCTTTCCGCTAAGTCGCCACACTTGGTCGCTCGTAACGAACCAGCATTGGTCCCCACAGTTGCCACCGATGGCTAGAGGGAACCCATAGAGGCTCAACGTGACACACTCGGAAGCATCAGGGAAACTCGGCTCAATACCAGCAGCCTTAGCTTCAAGAATGTCATGGTGAGCCGGAGTGAATACCTCAAAGTCTGTACTTTTAGTAGGTCTTATAGTCATCATAAGAAAACCCTCCCGTAGTCGTATTGTTCTCCCTATAGTGAGTCGTATTAATTTCTAACCACAACAGGGAGAACATTTGTTTAAATACCGGAACTTCTCCGTAAGTAGTTACCTTCCCATCCACACCCAATGATGTTCAATGGGGTAGTCTCATCGGACAAGATGTATACGGTATTGAACTTGGCGTTACCCACCACAGGGAATCGGTATTGTCCGGTCCCTAAATTCAGTCGCCCAGTCCTCAGAGTGTTAGAGCCTAAGCGTGCACCAGCCATTGTGTACTTCCAGTTAGACGATTGGTTCTCAACATAAATGTCAAACGTGCCAGAGTTCTCGTAGTTGACCCACGCTCGGCGTAACTGTAAGCGACCAATGTCTTCCGTGGAGGTAGACCCGTCGTCGGCGGTTTGCTTGATGAGAAACTTAGAGAACTCATAGACGAAGTCAATGTTGAATCCGATGTATACCGTGCGTCCCTCTAAGTTCCCACTAAGTCGCAACCATGGGTCATTTTTCCACCCCGCCGTAGGTTGCTCAAACACTGTGATTTTACCATCAGGTTCCAGTACAGTGATTTTGCCCCTCCCGAAGTTGGCGTTATAGACGGTTGGTATGTGGATGGAAGTTTCGTATGTGTCGTCATTGTACGTTCCACTTGGAATCGTGTAGCGAATCTTCATATCCATAAAGGCCCGATAAGGTTCTCCCTGTAAGTCAATGGCGTTCTTCGTAAAGGAAACTCTCGCAAGGAACGTATTGAACTCGTTACGCAGGATAATGAACATATCTGAGTTGATACTCTGACATGCCAAAACCTGCACGTTTGCCCCAAAGTCCCAGTGAGACCATGACTGTTGTCTTAACTCTTCGTTAAGGTACAGGAATTTGTACATGAAGATTTTGCTAGGGTCCCCGTGAGATAGTACCGAACAGAAGTTTTCCGTACCACTACCACAAATACTAAACACACCATTTGGAATGTAGTTAGGAACGTGTGCTGTAATGTCCTCAGCGTTCTTAACGGAACTTACGTCCTGTACAGCATAGTATCTATGGATGGACGTGAAGCTGGACCTCGGACTAGCAAAGTAGACATTGCGTCCAATCCCAAAAGGTCTCGCTCGGTCCTGTACATCAAACTGGGTCGTTAGGTTCAACTCAACCGACTTCGACGTGAGAGTACCGGAAGCAGTCAGGACGAATTGTGCTTCGTCGGACCAGATGAGTAACTCTTCTGAGAACGGAACGGCGTACTTAAGGATTGCTATTCGGTTGGTACTTACAGCAACATCAATAGGGTCATCGTCACTCAAGTTAGCGATTGACGCTGGGTAGAAGTTGAAGTACTTAGCGGTTCTACTCAAGATGATATTCTCCCCACTGAGGAAACCCAAACGGTTACGGAAGAAGAACACATCGTTGATTGTGGAGTCCATGAAGGAAGGCCATGGGTTTGTATCGTCATCACCGCAGGTTTTAGGGTTCCACTCAAGCCATCTGAACTCAAAGTTGCCATCAGAAGCCCTAACTAGTGCATGTGGCATCGTTTCATACAGAAGCTGATTGTTAACGTTCCATCCCAATGTCTCCACCCATACTTTGCGAGTAGCATCATATCTTACGTAATATTGGTCAGCAGACTTGGATGCATCCCCTACGATTTTCACCATGTACCCATCAGGAGCGTTAGGTGGCAACTTAGAGAACGACTGAGCGTAGTGAGTAACAGGGTTAATCAACTGGTCAGCATAACCATCCTTAGTCACTAGGGAGTTAATCTCACCAGCAGCGTCAGCAATAATGTGAATGAAACCCTGTCCAACGTTAAAGGTCCATCCGGGAGTATTTTCACGAAGTTGTCGCGCAAGTTCCTCAGCAAGCCATTGGGCATCTGTATTATTTACATGTGCTGGTTGTGAACCATCAGGAATCTGATAGTTTGCTTGGGTTCCACCGTTTATCTGAATCTGTAATGTTCTACCGTACTGACCACCGCGAACGTTGATTAATGCGTCCTTCTTAGGGTTAAACCCAGCAAGGTTTACCGCGTTGGTATTACGCGCTACCCTTACGTTCCTGTTAACGATGAACGTATAGTCAGCCACAGTTACCATCCTCAAGTCGTTCCTTGGGTTTGAAGTGGTGATGTACGAAGCACCATCTGTTGGGTATCGTACCTGTTTCTCGTTACCGGCAAGGTCAAACACTCGTATTCCTGTACCAGTGAACACAGCATAATACTGCTCGTTCTCATCACGGTTAATCAGGTGGATATACGGAGACGGACCTAAGTCGCCACTACCTCCAAGTGTCTTAAGGAAAACCATAGGTGGACGCTTTTGGAGGCCCTCGGTCTCCGAAGACCAACCGTTAACTTGGCGTGACCCTTGGTCTGGATAACGAAGGATGTCAGGCTGTTGGCTGATACCACCCTTCAAGTTCTTGATTGATTGGCTAATGAGTGCCATTAGAGCCTCCTTATTTACTATTAGCGAGTCAGTAGACCAGAAGTGAACGCGTCACCATCCAGCATATTGTACCCACCGTAGTCCACTTCGTACTCCATGCAGAGACGTCTGGCCTCATCTTCCTCTTCTTGGAGTACACCCTCTACTTCCGGTGCCCCAAAGAATCGGTTGTTGAACTGACGGGAAGCCTTGGTGACAATCCAGTAGCGGAAGCACTCAGGCATCTCATCGTAGTCTCGAAGACGGATAATGTTCACTGTAATGCCAGAGTCAAAGCGGTCTGTTTGACTCGTTCGGTCATACACATAGCCTCCTCGGTTCACGTAGATGGACTGACCGGAAGTAGCCATTAGGGACAAATAGTCATCGCTGTATACAATCAGGTTGGAGTAAACATCAGGTAATAGCGTTATACCTTCCTCAATGTTAAACGTCCAGCCACGAGATTGAATCTGTCGGTTAATCTTATTGAGAATGCGCCGAGCGTTCGCTACATCTGCGTTAGCGTCACCTTCCAGCGTTGATACCGGAGGTTCACCGATAGATGCCAGAATGTCATTCACAGCGGATAACTCAGCGGCAGTCTCAACGTTCATATCGTAAGAGCGCATATAGTTCCTCCTCATTTCAGCAAAAAACCCCTCAAGACCCGTTTAGAGGCCCCAAGGGGTTATGCTAGTTATTGCTCAGCGGTGGCAGCGGCCAACTCAGCTTCCTTTCGGGCTTTGTTAGCAGCGCGGGTGCGTGCGGCCTTCTGTGCTGGCGTTAAGGTTTCTTCGGTTGAAGTAACACTCACCTCTTCGGGACTAGCAGCGACCGTTGAGGTCACTCCCAGCATTACCCCGCCTTGAAAACCACAGCACCAGCAGCTTCCGGGCGCAGACCACCATGACCCATTGCGTACTTAGCGATAATCTGGTCCGCTTGGAAGTTAGCACGGCGAGCACGCTCCAGAGCCAAGTCACGCAGTTTAACAGTACCTACCGCAGAGCGATGCATGAACAGGCCAATAACGTTGTCCTTAGCAACCTTGGTGCTTCCACTCGCGTAGGTAGACGGGAAAGCGTGCTTCTGACCAGTAGTGTCTTCACGGGATTCACCAGCGCCACCAGCGGTCAGATGCGGAACCTCAACCACCTCGAAGCCCATAACGTTGCGGATAGAGCCGCGCTCAGGGTCAATCAGTGCAGCGTAGTTAGCAGCGTTCGGCATCAGTGCAGCCAGAATCGCAGAGTAGCTATCAGGGTCGCAGTAGAACACACGGTCAGACGCTGGCACATAGTTCTTGGTCAGCGCAGCGCGTGCCTTAGTCAGTGCTGCAATGATTTCCTTACCTAAAGCAACTTGGTCGGTAAGGGCAGCTTTATTCTGAGTGGTCTCGACGATTGTGGCAGAACCAAGGCCAGCAATGTTCTCATTGGACGCACTCGACAAGTTACACAGGCCAGCAATCTCAGCCAGAACCGCACCATCAGCAGCCATCGCCAGAGATTCACCCAACTGAGAGGTGTACTCAGAGCGAACGTCATAGTGGTTCATCGCGTCCTCAATATCGTAAATCAGAACGTCAGCCGTCAGGAGACCATCAATGGTGATTACCTTCTCGGTGTGTTTGATGTCCTTACGTTTATCATCGAGGTTCTCACCCGGAGCCAGATACGCTGCCTGAGTGCGACCCAGAACAGGGAACTGAGCGGATTTACCGCTGGAGATGGAACGAACCATGTGGCGCGAGGTAGTAACGGAGGTACGAGCGAATGCAGTCAGAACTTCACCGCCAAATACCTTCAGGAACAACGCCAGTTTATCGGCACCACCGCTTACGCCTTTACCTTGGTTAGTACCCAGTTGCTGTCCACCAGTCATGTTAGCCATATATGTATCTCCTTCTGTTGATTTAAACATTTAATGTATGAGGTACTTCTTGAAACGAGTTGGTTCTCATTGTGTATCACTCAAAGGGAGCACTCCCACGACACTCTCGGAAGCCAGACTCCACAGCAACTTAATGGTCTGTGTGACCTCCAATCGTGGGATTCAGTCTCTCTCCCTATAGTGAGTCGTATTAATTTCAGAGCCTATCAGAAGTTCGAATCGATTACTTTCTGTTCGACTTGACGACGATAGTTGGCATCTGTGCGATACCGAGGGTCGCTCATAGCTTTAATCATCTCGCTACGGTCCGCAAAGCCTTCACGCTTGGTAGCCTGAGGTTTAGCTGGAATAGCACGATTAGTCACGCTACGAGTTGGCTTACGACCGAACGCCTTAGCGCGAGACTCACCAGCCAAGTTGATGATAGCCTTAACGGTCGCCAAGTCACGATTGGTCAACGCATTGTCCAGTGACTGTGCAGCCTCAGGGTTGTGCGTCTCAAGGTGATTATACAGTGCGTCAAAACGTTCACGACCACCAGCGTACTCAACGATACTGTTGACGTACTGCTCCACCAGAGCTTCTTGACCACGAATGTACGAGTCGATGAAAGCCTTAGTGTAGCCAATTTCAGCCAGCTTAGCGTAGGACTCAGCGGACAACTCTTCGTTCTCCTCGTACTCACGCTGGATTGCCTCGATGGTCTCTACGCTCATGCCACGCTCGGCAGCAATGTTAATCATCTCTTGGAAGCCCTCTTCGTGCTCACCAAGTTGCTCAGATGCAGCTACCAGTTCTTCTGGGGTCTCGCCCAGTGGGGTAAACTCTTCGGAACCTTCGGTGTCCTCAAATCCTTCTTCACTACCAGTGTCCACATCGGTCTGCTCAGAGCCATCACCAATACGAACCTGAATGCGACCCTCATCATCCTCTTGACCGAATGGGTCAGAGTTGTCATACAGGTCACGTTCTGTTTCCACTTCGTCGGACGCTAACTCGATTGCATCATCGCCATCACGGGCAGCAACATCAAGAGCCAGCATATTCTGCTCATGTTCCTCAACGGAACCACCAGACATCACAGCGGAGTTCACGCCAAAAGATGCATATACGTCTGCATTAGATTCAGCCATTATTATTGTCTCCTTAAAGTTGAACTACAGGAAGACCGAGGACTCCAACCTCTTGTCATCGCTCATTTCAAAGATGAGGTCTCCCTATAGTGAGTCGTATTAAATGCCCGGCTGTAGACCTACGGAATCAGCGGCAGCAGCCATAGCCTCAGGGGACGCTGTAGCTTGTGCAGCCATGCCTTGAGCCAGCGCAGCGGCACCATTATCCATACCCATTTGCATAGACTGTTGGGCCATCTTCTGTTGCTTCTGTTCTTCGGTAAGAAGGATGCCAGAAGTGTCAATACCGATAGCGTTCGCAATGCGCAACTTAATCATTGCAAGGTTGATGTCAGGGTCATCGCGCATAGGAGCTAGAGCAGCCCACGCAGTGACACAACGCTCCAGCTTATCAAGGTCTTGTCCTCGACCAATTGCTTCCAGACCTGTACTAATGGTTGGCTCTACGGCTTCCTTAGGTAACTCAGGAATCTGTTGCGTGGCTTGTAGTTGCTTCAAGAGCACTCGTACCAGAGGCAATTGCAATTCTTGAGAAAGGATAGAGTAGACACCACCTAAAGTATCTTCAAGTTCAGAAGCGACATACCGAATCTCTTCGGCGGTCACACGTTCACCTGTGCGCTGAACCGCAGAGTTCAACATAAAGGCAAACGAAAGGCGAGCCTCGATAGCGTCACTGACAGCCTTGGCTACAGTAAAGTCTGCTTGCTTCTCCAGTTGGAGGAACGAGATGTCTTCTGGACGACCAGTAACGAAGTCACCAGTCTGAGCTTTGGTCAGTCGGCGTGGCTGGGTGATACCAGCAGGATTCACTAAGCCGATAACCTTAGAGCTAATCATGGACATCTTGACGATGGCCTCTTGGAGATTCTCAAGGGACCGTAAGTCACCTAAGTATTCCTCAATGTACGAACGACCGTAGGATTCACCGTCCAGACGAACCATTCGAATCGGGATGTATGGGCAAGCCTCTTTAGGATACGACCCATCGGAGCCTTGTACTTCCATACCCTCGACCTCTTCGTACCGGAGGTATTCACCTGAGTCCTCATCCAGATAGATGTGAGTGTACACATCGACGGTCTCATCAGCTTTCTTCTCACCACCTTGACCTTCTACAGCCTTACGGATGTCCTCAGGGAGAGCACCAAAAGCTATCTGGTCGCGAGTCACCATTTGCAGAACGTTGCCGAATGCGTCTCGTTGGACCACATAAGAAGACAATCGGTACAGCTTCATGGGATTGTAGTTTGACCCTTCTGGTTCCGGTAGATACAGCAGGACGTTACCCGCTACGACTAACTGCTTGAGAGCCTCAAAGAGAGTCACTCGGTAGCTGTTAGACTCAATGTAGTTCATGATGATACGCTCTACCATCGAGAGACCCTCATCGACCTTAGCGAGTCCATCGGGGTCGCTCAGTAGCTGCTTTGCTTCATATTCTGATATAGTAAGTCGCATCCAAGTCTGCATCGGGAAGAGAGCCAGCATGAGCTTAGAGGCTAGATTGTTTAGACCACGAGCGCCCACAGCTTGCCACGGAGTTTGATAATCTGTAGAGGCGTTATCGGAGTCCTTAGGGAACAATGAGGGGATGGTATATTGAGCGCAATTCTGAGCGCGTGTCTCATAAGGAGCACGGTCGTTCTTTAAACGCTCATAGACAGACTTTGCGCCATCCTCCGCAAGTCCTGTTCGTTTCTCAGCCATTAAATATGTCTCCATGTCTTACCACATCGAGCGTCACTAATGGTTCTCCTATGGATGCCATACATTTCTGACAACTCAGTGTTGGTTAAATTTGATGCACGAATCTCACGCACAATGGCCTCAGTAAGCTTGGCACCGTAATGCTCTTCACCTCTGGATACGTTCGCTCTACCTTTAGCTACACAGTCCATACGATTATCACGCTGAGTGCCAGCTACAAGGTGTTCAGGGTTGATACACAGAGGGTTGTCGCAGGTATGCATTATGACCATACCAGTCGGTATCTCGCCATTTGCTTTGATGTATGATACCCTGTGAGCCAGCTGCGTCTTACCTTTATAAACAACTAGCCCGTACCCTCCTTTGGTCGTACAACCAGTATGAAGGATACAATCTGTCATATATTTATACCCCCACCGGAGCTACGAGCCACACTCAAGGACTTCTTACCACCAGCGCTAGCTTTCCTACGTCCGCTTTCGGTCTGTGCTTCGTCCTCAGTGGAAGCCTCTTTCTCAGGCACGTCAACAATCTGTGCAGCCGGTGGTGCCTCAACAACTTGTGCTTCACCAGCACCGCCAGCCAGACCAGCCAGACCACCAGCAACCTGTTTCACCGGACGTGTCACTTCCTTAGCAACTTTCTTAACAGCTTTCTTAACGGACTTGGTTACTTTCTTGACTACCTTACCCATAACTTATACCTCCTTAAAGTATACACGCATTGTCTCGCCTTCATGTTTACAGCGGGACACCCAATCGCAATCGTGGAGTTCTGCAAGGTACTTAAAGCGTTTCGCTAGGAATCGCTGTAAGCCCTTAGAGTCTGCCTCAGGATTGATAACAACGGACGTTACGTCCAGAATGTCTCCCTTGTGGTGAATGTCACAGCTTACGCACCACGCGAAGTACGCTACATGTTTTCCTGTAGAGTCCAGAATGTACTCTTCACGGCAACCAGACATGTCCATTACTTCGTCCACGTAGAGGCTGTAGCCCACAAAGTGTCCTTCAAATCCCTTAGGCAACCCAAGGTGCTCCACAGTCCACCGGATTGCACGGAAGCGACTCTTGGCCTCCACACATGTGAACTCAGACATCACTTCTTGCCTCCAAATGCGGACTTACGGATTGAAGATTTCATACGAGCGGAACCAGTACCACTGGCTTTAGACTTCGCTACGGAATCATCGCGTTCGACCTTGAGGTCTTTGCGTCCAGACACTTCGGTGCCTTCGGTATCCGTCTCATCAGAAGACCCACCGAACTCTACACCCGACACTTCTTGGGTCAGAGGCGCTGGCTCAACGGCTCGAATCTGATTGGTATCCATCTTCGGAACTTTAACTTTCGGTGAGAAACACATAAGGTCAATCCTCCCCATCATCTCTTAGTTGTTCCTTGCGTAACTCAATCTCGTCAATGACGTTAGAGGCATACTGTAGGCCCTGAATGAACCCCAAGATGTGGGCTTCACTACAACCGTTAGCACGCATAAGTCCTATATGACCAGACGCTTCGAGATACGCATAGTTGAATCGAACCTGTAGATACTCAGCGGTTGCACGAGGTACATCTGGAATATCGTTAGGGTTCTTAAGTAATTGGTTAATAGGTGTTAACATGATAAAGATTCCTCTTAGAGTTAAATCTTAAAGTAATAATCATAAAGGCCCCTATCTCCCTATAGTGAGTCGTATTAATTTAGGGACCTTGAGTTTATCACTTAGTGTCGTGTAACGACTTGATTATTCGGGCTAAGTCCCAAAGGCCCCACGCAATGAGGCACACTCCGAGACCACAAAGACCAATACCAATACCAATACCAATATACGCTACGGTCTCCACAGGTAAATCTCCTTGTCAATAAAGTTGTACTCGTTGAACCGTAGGATGCGAGCCATCTGACCCTGCTTGATAACGTCCTCTTCGGTCATACCAGCTTTAGCACCAATGGACTTAATGCAGTCCCAAAGCGTCTCATGCGGCTCAGGGTCACGCTTAACCCACTTAGTAACCTCTTGGCCTTTGTTCTTTCCAGACTTAAGCACAGACGTTTTAGGCTCGGTTATGAACGGGTTATTCAAGAAGTCCTCGGCAGTATCGCCCCACCCAGCAATACCTGAGTAACCATCGGTGATGTCACCCTTGATGGTCTGGAAGAGGTGCCACCAGTCAGCGGACTCTTCGGTCTGAGTCAGGATGTTACCAGTGGTACACCACAAGAAGTCACAGTTAGGGATAGTCTTAAAGTCCTTATCGCACGAGATGATTACAGCCTTACGAGCACCGAATGCAGACGGATTGGAAGCAATAACTCCCATAACGTCATCTCCCTCAAGCATAGGCTCACGGATGCAATAGAACTCTTCGCGCTCAAAGAGAGCCTCAAGGAACTCAAAGTAACCTACAGGTTTCTTAGTGGCCTTACGGTTAGCCTTGTAGTTCGGGTCAACCAGTTCTTTACGCCAGTTAACACTATCGGTGAACGCAAGGACAATCGGAGCACCTACCCAAGCCTTCTTACGGGTCTCGTAGGACTTAATGGAATCCTCAAGAATCTGACGTGCCTTAGCGTGGTCACAGCAGCGGTGCCAGATCTCTTCCTCCCATGAGGCATCAAACTCAGCAGCACTCATCGCTTGGAAGACCAGCCAGTCGCCATCCATCACAAGGATACCCTTGTCGTCACAGCCTTCACGTAACTCGTAGAATTGTTTAAGGTCAAGAAGTGCCATTAAGTTTCTCCTCTAGTTCAGCTACGTATTCGTCAGCCTCCATCAGTTGATTCTTAAGGCTATCGTTCTCACGTTCCAGAGAGTCGATGTAGCCCTGCATATCGTTCCACACATCGCGCGGAATAGTCACAAGGTCACGAGACATTAGACACATCCTCCCATTCGTTTCAGAAAGCGAGTACCGGAAGCAGTGATTTCCCAAGCGCCACCGTTACGCCCACTTGTGGTCAGGCACGAGATGTGCCCACGAGAAGCGGCCTCAGCTACGAGGCTCGCATTGTTACGCACATAGTTGGACTGGAAAGTCTTAGGACAACCTTTGATTGCTTGTAGTACTTTCAGGTAGTCAGACATCAGAACACCTCCCGTACAGTTGCAGGAGATACTTTGAACAGTGATTTGTCGCCACTCTCTTCGAACATCTCCTTGACATTAGTACGGATACCTTGGCGTACAGCAAATGCAGCAGCACCGTCTGGACCACGCGTCAGTGCTTGAACTAGCAACTCTCGGTCCATAGGAGCAATCTCCTCACCAGCGCCAGCACGATGAGCTAAGTCCAGAATCTTTTCTCGCATCAGTTCTTCGGTCTCGCTGTCCAGCTTAAGGGTAACGTCAAAGGACACTTTAAATTTCTTAGTGATAGCCATAATAATTTCTCCTATAGAATTAGTGACATACGGCCCAATTAGGACCCATCTTACCTTCGGTATCCAGAAGACACCGGAAGTTCCAGTGGTCTCCAACCCAGCGCATCGCTTCTTGTGCGGTCTCAATGACCACCTGAGCAATCTCTTCGGTACGGCAACCTACTTGGATTTCATCATGTACCCATGCCATGTACGCAAAGTCCCCATCCCAGCCATGCTTAAAGCCTTTCTCTACAAGCATCTCTTCTGTCTTGATAATCCACAGTTTGCAGATAAGAGCACCAGCAGATTGCAGTAGGGTATTCAAGGCAGCGTGAGGACTGCGAACGTGTACCTTACGACCATCCAGACCTTTAATCCATCGGCGTTTCCACTTGACTTGCTGTTCACCAGCTACCCACTGAGAGGACTCAACAAGTGTCTGTTGGATAGACTCACGGAGTGCCGCAATCGCAGGGGTGTTCTCAAGGAATTTCTTCTTGAGTTCCTTACCTCGCTCTTTACCAGCACCAACAATCTGTCCAATCTTCTCATCGCCAGCACCATAAAGGAACCCATAGATGAACGTCTTGGCGTTATCACGGGTAGGTAATTCAGCAGCAATCTGGTTCTTAGTGTGGATGTCGCCATTAAGAATCTCGTGAGCGTACTCACCGTTATCAAAGCGAGCCATAAAGTGAGCCAAGCAGCGCAACTCAAGGCCGGATGCGTCGATACCTGCCTGAACCCAAGGCTTACCAGTTATCCCATCCAAATGGTGCTCAGCGCCAAAAGCAGCGCGACACTGCTCTCCATAAGGAGAACGTACACCCGGAATTTGCGCAAGGTTGGGGAACGCATGGGTCGCACGACCTGTAACTGCTCCATTAGGGTTAACAGAACCATGAATCTTACCGTCCTCAGCAACGTAACGAAGCCAAGCCTTGTCTCCCTCAGCAGACTGTCCGATTCGCTTCTGAATCATCAAGTACTCTTTAATGAGGTCTATAGCAGCTTGCTTCTCAGGGTCATCTACACGTACTCCTTCGAGTACCTCATCGTCCACCACAGGAGCACCCTTATCGGTGTACTTCGTGGGGACCCATCCAGCCTCTTGTAGTTTCTTCTGAATGTGGTCACGAGACGATGGGTTAAACACTACGTGCTCAACTGGCGTATAAGGAGCACCAGCAACGTACTCGCGGGTATCCAGTTCGCAAGGCTCACGGCCTTCTCGCTGTGCCTTGTTCTTAGGCTTCTTAAAGATGCCACCAACTTTAGGTGTCTTAATGCGAGGGTATTTAGGTAGTGGTTTACCAGTCCTCGGATGGCAGAACATTTCGGTGCCACCTTTAGGCTGATACCACGAGCCGAACGTTTCGGTCAATTTACGGAGCAACTCAGAGCGGCGAGCAGCTAACTCTACGTACAACTCTTCGATTGCTTTCGTGTCAAATGGGAATCCATTTCGCTCTTGCTTAGCGAGCAGCCATGCAGCGCGATGTTCAACGTCAACGGCCTCAAGGGATTCTGACCAGAACGTAGTGTATCCTACGTCCGTAAAGTCAATCTCAGGAGGGAAGTAATGTTTGTCAGAGAGTAGCTTCTCAAGGAGAGCTTTAGTGACCACAACGTCCTGAACGTTATAGTCCATCATCTCTTCGTTGAAGCTCCACCATTCCATTCCGTCAACGTATTCTTCACCCTGCTCTTCAAGCATACGCTTAAAGTCATCCTTGTATTCACCTTTCATTTCGCCTAAGCGATAACCCCACGCCTCCAAAGCGTGAGACCCAAAGCGTTTTCCGGGCAACTTGCCGGAACGCAGAAGACCCATATCGGTGTCTTTCAGGTTGGAATGAATCAAACGTGACAGCACAAGGGTGTCAATACAGTTCTCACGAGGAAGGTGGAACTCTCGGTTCAATTGCAACTTTGCCAGTTTGGTCAATGCAGGAACGTCATACTTGTGACCGTTGTGGAACACAATAAGACCGCCTCGTGCAACCTCGGCTTCCAGCGCATCCAGATACGCACCGAAGTCACTCGGACGGTAACTTACGTACTCAGCGGTGGAGTAGTCGTAGATAACCCCGCAGTGGAACTTAGTGACGCTCTCTAAGAGGGCGTTAGCTTCGATGTCAGAAACGATCATATTGATTTCTCCTATTTATTATCGTGACTTAACAATCTCTTCGTATGAGACAACTGTCAAGAAAGCTGAGTGAATCATGGTTGTCTTATCGGCTACGATTGCACCCCGTGGAGTTACACCAGTGATGTACGACACTTGTGCGTATTTGCCACTCACTGAGCGAACATAGCCATAGCCACCAACAACTCCCATGTCAACCTTAACCCAATCAGCAGCCTTGATGTGGGTCATAGTGTCCTTATCGAACACCTTATGGCTCAGCTTGGTAACTTCTGGTTTCTTCCATCCAGTCTGTCTTGTCCAAGTCCAGCCTAGGTTCTTCAAGATGTGCACAGCAGAACGGGTCTTTGCCTCATGGAACTTAACGTCCTCCAGTTCAGCTTCCAGTTTAGCGATTTCTGCTTGGATAACTTTAGGGTCACGCATGGTAATATCTCCTATAGTGAGTCGAATAGTATTCATGAAGGCCACCACTTGGGCGACCTTGAGTATACCACTCTTAGCTATCAATCTTGTTGAGGATAGCCATAGCTTCATTGACGCGACCAGCTTCATGGATTGCTGTCACGGCAGCTTTGGTAAGCGCATTGACCAGACGCAGTGCTTGCTCATCGGTCAACGTCATACGCTGAGTGTGATTCTTAGAGGACTTAGAGTCCTTCCAACGGTAGACCATAGTAGCCTTTCCGTTACGAACGTTGATGTGAACCCGACGGTTCCACTGGTCAGCGGTATCGGATAGACGGATAGTTTCAGCTACGTTAGACATAATGGTTTCTCCTGTTTGATTACTCAAAGAATTTGGAAAGCTGTTGAGCTTGGTTTGCTACACGGGCAGCTTCTGTAACTTTAGTGGATGCACTGTCAGCCAGTTCGTTTGAGCGAATCGCCAGAGCGCGTGACTGTGCGGACTCTTTACGAGCCTCATCGTTCAGACGCTTGGCTTCCACGTTGTACATACGAACCAGCAGTTGGCCTAACTTCTTAATTAGTTTGAGCATAGGTGTCTCCTTTAGTGAGTCGTATTGAAATCATCAAGAATCCGGTCAGAAGTCAGTGTCGTTGGACCAGTCTGTTGACTCTGAGTGTGACTCTTCTTCCCCTGAGTAACTTGAGGGTTCAAGCCATCCGGTTTCCTTGTTGTATTCCATGTAGCCAGCGATACCAGTATCCCCAGTAAAGCGGCACTTGAGAATACGAACGAGGACAAGGTTAGGCATATCACCTTGCTGATTACGCTCAAGGGCAATAATAGTATCAGATAGTTGGCGTAGTGCGCCAGAACCACGTAGGTCAGTAATAGAAACAGGGCGACCTTCCTCATGTGCTTTACCTTTGTCCGGGTTCTTAAGGTGACAGATTACGACCAGCACCACCCCAGTTGACTTAGCGAACCCTTTGAGCTTGGTCATCAGGTTGTCAATCATCTTACGCTCATCGGATTCACCAGAAGCGGACACGACGATTGAGATGTGGTCTAGAATGATTACGTCACAGCCTAAGCCTGAGCGCATGTAGGCCAGCTTAGCGAGCAGTCTATCCGTCTCAGCCTCAGCGAATGAGTCATATAGATGGAACGTATCGTTGCCGAACAGTTCATCGAACCATTGGTCGAACTTACCGTTCTCAATAATCTCTCTCTTTAGTGAGTCGGATTGTCTCAGTCGGACACGGTTGTGTAGACCTATAAGGTCCTCAGCGGTCTCTTCAACGGACTCCTCAAGCATCGCTAAGCCTACCTTCTTGCCCATCGCTGTACCCCATTGGAGAGCTTGTTGACGGACGAACGTTGACTTACCCATACCGGAACCGGAAGTGACCATAATGACTTCACCACCACGGGCACCTAATGTCTTATCGTTGATACCAGTGCAGCCACTGAAAAGTAAACCTACGGATTCCTCGGACGATAGGTGTTCACGGATTCGTTCACGTAACGAAAGAGCCGATACCACACCATCAGGAATCCAAGGACCTGCATTCCACACTTGCTCCATGATTTCACGGTCGTGACCATTTAGGTGACACTCATTGGCATCTTTACACGGAAGGACAGCCACACGTACCTTACCAGCAGGTAGAACCTGTGCGGCCTCTTCAACTGCTTTGCGTCCTGCTTCGTCCATATCGAACATCAAGATAATCTGTTCGAACTGGTCAAAGTATTCGTAGTTGGCAGCGCATGTCTTCTTAGCGGCAGAGGCACCGTGACCCAACGACACTACAGGATACTTACAGTCTTGAAGTTCCATCACGGTAAGCATGTCGATTTCACCTTCTGTGACGACAATCTTCTTACCGCCATTCCACAAGTGCTTACCGAACAGAGCGTCACTCTTGTGACTACCAGTGGTCTTAAAGTTCTTATCTTTATCTCGAACCTTCTGGCTCACAATGTTACCGTTCTGGTCCCGATAGTCAGCCACTTGGTATAGCACACCATCAACCTTACCTATCCAATATCCAGCTTTTTGGCAAGTCTCTTTTGAGATTCCCCTAGCAGTTAATGCGGAGTAACGTCCATTGGATTCCCCGAAGTTCCACACGTTGTATGACATTGGTTTACCTCCACCGACTATACGTCTTCTTGATGATAACTTTTCCTTGCGTTCGTCTGAGGACGGAACTCGGTGCTCACATACGAAGCAGTATTCATGACCGTCAGAATACACAGAGTTACCATCAGAAGACCCACAGTTCTCGCAAGGAGCATGATACAGGAAAATACTATCTTGTTCTAATTCCATATGGTTATTCCTTAATCAATATTGCGAACAAAGGGAAACCGTTGTGGTCTCCCTTTAGTGAGTTCAATTAATTATCCACGGTCAGAAGTGACCAGTTGATTAGTTTCCCACCAACGTTTAAGGTCGAACGATGGGCAAGCCTTCGGAGCCACATCGTGATGCGCGCAAAGTACAGCGCCTTCATACTTAGCCAGAAGTGTGACAAGCAGTGAGCGAAGGGATTGCATTTGGGCTGGCGTAAAGTTAGCGTCAAACTTACCTTTATCGTCGATACCACCTACAAGGCAGACACCAATAGAGTTGTGGTTGTAGCCCTTAGCGTGAGAGCCTACAGCCATCTCATCTCGACCTTCCTCTACTGTGCCATCGCGCTTGATGATAAAGTGATACCCCACATCGAGCCAACCCTGCTCTTTGTGCCACTGACGAATCTCACGGACACCTACATTCTGACTTGGCTTGGTAGCCGAGCAGTGAACAAAGATTGCGTCAGTAGATTCACGTTGTTTAAACTGTACACGAGCCATTATTTCTTTCCTCCCTTCGATTGTTTCAGCTTGTCAAATGGCACCTCCTTTTTGGGTTCTTTGAGCCATTCTACAGGAATTAATTTGTCAGCAAACAGAATGCCGTGCTTCTCGCACCACTCACCGTAACTGGTCGGAGACCCTTTGTACAGCTTGGTGCGTGAACTTGAGAACACCAGACGGATGTCCAGTTCTGGAAACTGTTCGCGAATCAATAAGTGTTTCTTTCGGTCGTCACTCTCCCATAAACCTTTGGTTTCAATAAAGATTCCGTTAGGCAGCAGGAAGTCTGGAGTATACATATGGTTGCTCGCAGGGACAACGTAAGGGATTTTCCACAGTTCATAGTCGAACTTAATGCCCTTACCCTCTAGCTGCTTAGAGACCTTATCTTCTAGGCCGGAACGGAATGTCCCGACCTTTCGGATACCACGCGCAGCGTATGCGCCAGCCACTTAGAAATCCCCGTCTGAGTCTTCTTCGTCGTAAGAGTCTCCGTCGTCTTCGTCCCAGCTTTCTTCGTCGCGTGGTTTGCTCGCTTTGGCAGAACCAGAGGCAACATAGCCGTTCTCTTCGACTTCGTCAGCCCAATCGTCTTCACCACCACCAAAGGTAGCCAGTTCGACCAGCATTACGGATTCCAGTTGCAGCTTAACGCTCGCACCTACAGCTGTGTTCCACTTGTACGGAGCCAGAGAATACTTGACTTTCAGCTTAGAGCCACCACCGATAATCGGAACGTCTTCCATCTTCTTACCTTTGGAGTCAACCACAACCAGATTGATGTGCTTGGTCTCTTTGGTCTTCTTGTCTTGGAAAGACGCGTAGCATTTGAACTTAAAGGTAGTCGTGCCGTCACCGTTATCGAAGAACGGCATGTCGCCTTCATACGGTTTCAGTGGTTTCTTACCACGAGCTACAGCAGGCGGGTTCGCTTCGTATTCCTCAACGGCAGCAGCATAAGCCTCTTCGTGACACTTCACGATTTCATCGACCATACGCTGGCAGCGCGGGTCTTTGTTGGGAATAGTCAGGTCAACTTTGTACACACCACGAGGGTTCCCAAAGCCACGCTCTTCGTTACCGTAGTCCGGCTTAGCGATGTAAGCGTAAGGTTCAGCAGTACCCAGCGCAGAGGTGAAAATCTTCTTAGCCATAATGTTAATCTCCTTTAGGTTTCGTTTGGTTTCTCAAAGGGAGTCTTCTCCCTAATAGTGAGTCGTATTACTTCGGTGCTACACAAGGGCGCACACGAGTAACCTCAAAGCCAGCCGGAACGTATTGCCATTCGGCTAACTCCACAGCTTCGTCTAGGGTCTCCGCGTAGATTGGAACCTCAAAGGAATGCTCCGAGGATTCTACGGTAGCCCAAAACTTCTTATTGTCCACATTAAGTGAACCAGTATTTACGTTTGACATATCAATAACCTCGCGATAGCCATTGGTTGTAAAGTTCCATATAGTGACCAGCGGATTCCTCGTCACCACGTTCTATACATTCAGTCCACATCTTGTGGCACCATTCACTTGGCTTAAGCATAGCGGTTCACCATAACACAGTCGTCAGAATATTCATACTCCTCTACCTTAATAATCAGACTAGGCGTCTTCTTATAGGCAAACGGTAGGAGGTCACTATCATAATACTCGCCGTGTCCTAACGAGAACATCGACATACCCTTGCGCAGCGCCTTGTATGCCCGATAAAATCTGAGCGCTCTACGCTTCACCGATGCAGCTTGAAGTTCACCACGCGTCATAGCACTTAGCCTTATGTTTCTCATACAGTTCACCGTAGAACCGAGCTTTCGCCATGTCCTTCTCTAAGTAAGCCAGTTCGGACTTCTTACCAGCACGCAGGCGGTACTTAAGGATGTTCCCGAAGCAGTACCCTTTGAACTGCTCACTGGTCATCGAACGGGCAATCACTTCGATAGCCTCAATGTCGTCGAACAGCATGTAATGGGAAGGCTTAGTGACACCTTCGATTGATTCAGCGGAAGGCTGGTCATCTGTAGGAGTTACCTCTGGTTTCTCCAGTTTAGGCTTACGTGGGTCCATCGCTCGGATTTCACCTAGGGTTATATCATCGTCTACATTGATGGGACAATGATGGCAGGAGACTCCCTCACAAAACATAGCGCAGCCACGAACGTTACCTGAACGATCTTCGTTATTGTCTATCAACTTAATGATAATCTCTTGTTCATGTTCGGTCATATTGTTAGCTCCTTTATTACATGTATGTGAATGATTGTAGTCTTTCTCCCACGCAGCGCCGTCTAACAGTCCCATCAGAACATCTCCTTGATACGTTTGAGTAACAGACGGATGAACGGGAAGCGGGTCACTGCCACACTAAGAACCGGACGTTTCTTGTCTATTGCTTTCTCAAAGTCACCACGGGTGATAATGATGTGGACGCTCGGTGCCAAAGGAACTGTGTCACCAATAAGAGGTAACTTAGCTCGGCGCTCGCTCGCACATACGATTGAACGGTCAGCACGGCGAACCGTGAAACTCTTAATGCTTTTGTTGTAATGCAGTCGAAACATATAGTGTCTCCTTTAGTGAGTCGTATTACTTAGGCTTCTTCTCAACGCACTTGTAAGTGTACTGAGCGTATCCGTTACCCGGCTTTGGTGTCTCCTTAAGCTGTTCTGCTACTGACTGGCATATCCTGAGAGTTGGCATCTCAATAGCTGTAACAGTCGGAGATACTGAGCCTCCAGCCGGAGAGGAAGCAGCGAAGATGAATAATAAAGCGGGCCACATAGTGCCTCCTTAAGCGTGACCATCTGGCATGTTGTCGTCGTCAGAATAGTGAAGCGCAAGGCATCCAACGATAATAATCAGTAACGGCATTAAGTACATCATGATGTGTACCTCCTTTAGTGAGTCGTATTAGCATCACGCACAGCTATAGCCTCTTCGAGAGTACCATATGTGCCATAGGATTTTCTCCTGATACGAACGGAAAAACGTCCGGTTCTCACATCAAGGGAGATAAACTTCTCTCCACTCCTACAGTGAGACCGGACGCCTACGTTCATTAGGTTAGCTGATTGAGTTACTACTCGAAGATTCTCTATTCGGTTATCGCTAGGGTTTCTGTTAATGTGGTCTATCACCATTCCCTCCGGTATGACACCGAAGTTAAGCACCCAGACCACCCTGTGTGCAAGTATATGCTTTCCTCCATAAGAAAGAAGCCAATACCCATCTTTCCGCTTGTAACCTATTGGTTTACCAGAGGCAGAAACGACTCCCGAAGGAGCCGCGGGGTTATACTTATACTTTCTCTTTCGGATTGTCCTCAGTTCCTCGGAAGCAGGTGAAGGAAGGATGTCTAAGGTTTCCATTAGGTGTTACCTCCATAAATCCAATTTGACAAGCCCACCCATTGTAGTAGTCCTCGCCATGTTCTTTAACGTTAGCTGTAAATTCATCCATCAGTTCCCGTGAGATGTTATTGGCATCGACTACACACCCGCTTTCTAGCAAGACACTAAAGCCAATAACTCTACCTTCGTTAGCAAGTCCTTCTGTACCCCAGTTTACACCTTGAATGATGCCGTCAGCTTCCTCAAGAGGCTTAAGTTTCCACCAGCCAGACTTCTTACCGCGCTTATATATGCACATCGGGTCTTTCACAATGAGACCCTCATGCCCTTCTTCACGCTTCTTCTCGTACAATTGCTGGAGTTCCACCATGTCGTAAACCTCGTAAGACTCAGCCGCTTGCCATTCAATTTCAGGGAAGTATTCCTGTAGCAGAGGCAGCATGTTCTTAACGTGTTCCTGCATGAGCAACGTCATGACATCGCAATCTTCTCCAGACTCCACGATGTGCAGCGGGAGGATAGCGTATAGTTTAACTTGGAGTTTAGCGGCGTGTAAATGGAACGGAACTTTATCTTTCTTGCGCACTGGTTCAACGAATAACACTTCGTGGAACTCTTGGTTCTTAGTGTCAGTCCATTTGGTACGCAGTAGGCCGGACCCAGTGTTAAAGTCCACGCCCTTAACCATGAGTTCCCCATCAAGCATAAAGCCATCTTTGTAGAAGCAACGGTCATCGTTCAGCAGACGCTTCCAGCGAACATCAAACCCGTTTAAGTGCTCCAGTGCCGGAATCGTTTTAGATACACGAGAGAGCCAGCAACTGTTAGCGGTATTGTCTACGCAGATGTTACCACGTACGCCATCGTACTTGATGTCAGCGATAAGATACCCAGCGTTATCCAGAGCTTTCTTGATGGAAGACTCTACGAAAGACACTGCTTTAAACGGACTAGTCTTAATGTTCATCATAATGTTTATCTCCTATTGGTTAAATGACTAAGGCCACTCAATGAGCGACCTTAAGCACTGTCCCTATACTGAGTCGTATTACTTCCAGCCCTTCAACTGGTCGTACATACGGTTCAACCACTCAGTACACATATTGTACAGAACGTCTTCGTCGCAGTGGTGAATCTCTTCCTGAGCCACTATGCGACCAGTACGGTCTTCAATCCGAAGGTACATGGTTGCCTTTATGTTTGGTGAACCTTCCCACTCAACAGCTATAACAGCAAAGTCCAACTGGTAGAGCCTGTTGCAAGCAGCCTTGAAGTCATTCAAGTTCCCACTATATAAACGTCCCATCTTATTGACCCTCCCAGCTACGCTTGTGAGAGCGGTCACGCTTAGTCTTATTCAACTTGCGACCTTTAGTTGCCTCGAAGTCATGAGCGTTACGGTTAGAACGTTTGGTCATCTTTTCGAAGTTACGCATACTTAAAGTCCTCTCTTAGTAATTCTTTAATTTAAATCTCTAATTAACACTTAAGGGTCTTAAAGTTAAACCTTAAGGTTCTCCTATAGTGAGTCGTATTAACCGGAAGAAGGTCAATCATAAAGGCCACTCTTGCGAATGACCTTGAGTTTGTCCCCCTCTATAGTGAGTCGTATTAATTTGACGTTACGCGAACGCGAAGTCTGACTCTAAGATGTCACGTAGGTTCAAGTTACCTTTAGCCGGAAGTGCTGGCATTTTATCCAATTGAGACTCATGTAACTGGTCCGCAAACTGGTCGTAGAAGTCAGCGAGTACATCGCAAGACTCATAGGTGTCAACCATAGTTTCTCGCACAGCTTTGAACAGGTTCGCAGCGTCTGCCGGAATTGTCCCGAAGGAGTCGTGAATCAGTGCAAAAGATTCGATTCCGTACTTCTCATGCGCCCATACTACAGTCTTACGCAGGTGGCTACCGTCTTGGCTGTGTACAAAGTTAGGAGCGATACCAGACTCCTGCTTGTGCGCATCAATCTCGCTATCTTTGTTGGTGTTAATGGTCGGCTGTAAGCGGAACTGACCGAGGAACATCAGGTTCAAGCGAGTCTGAATAGGCTTCTTGTATTCTTGCCACACTGGGAACCCATCAGGAGTTACCCAATGTACAGCGCAACGCTTTCGGAGAATCTCGCCAGTCTTCTTATCTTTGACCTCAGCAGCCAGCAGCTTAGCGGCAGACTTAAGCCAGTTCATAGCTTCCACAGCGGCTACCACCGTCACACTCACAGCCTCCCAAATCAGTTTCGCCATGTATCCAGCAGCCTGATTCGGTTGAGTGAACATCAGACCTTTACCGAAATCAATAGCTGGTTGAATGGTATCTTCCAGCACTTGTTGACGGAAGCCGAACTCTTTGGACCCGTAAGCCAGCGTCATGACTGAACGCTTAGTCACGCTGCGAGTAACACCGTAAGCCAACCACTGACCAGCCAATGCCTTGGTACCCAGCTTCACTTTCTCAGAGATTTCACCAGTGTTCTCATCAGTCACGGTAACTACTTCGTTGTCGGTCCCGTTGATTACGTCTTCTTGCAGAATCACATTGACTTTCTTAGCGACAATCCCATAGATGTCCTGAACGGTAGGACTAGGCAGTAGGTTAACAGCAAGACCGCCTACCTCATCGAGGAGCATCGCGGAGAAGTGCTGAATACCGGAGCAAGACCCATCGAACGCCAGCGGAAGAGAGCAGTTGTAGCTCAGGCCGTGGTGCTGTACCCCAGCGTACTCAAAGCAGAACGCTAGGAAGCAGAATGGAGAATCTTGCTCAGCCCACCAAGTGTTCTCCAGAGGAGACTTAGCGCACGCTAGGATGTTCTCGTGGTTGTCCTCAATGAACTTGATTCGCTCAGGGAACGGAACCTTATCGACTCCAGCACAGTTTGCACCGTGGATTTTCAGCCAGTAGTAACCTTCTTTACCGATTGGTTTACCTTTCGCCAGCGTCAGAAGACCCTTGGTCATATCGTTACCTTGCGGGTTGAACATTGACACAGCGTAAACACGACCACGCCAGTCCATGTTGTAAGGGAACCAGATGGCCTTATGGTTAGCGAACTTATTGGCTTGCTCAAGCATGAACTCAAGGCTGATACGGCGAGACTTGCGAGCCTTGTCTTTACGGTACACAGCGGCAGCGGCACGTTTCCACGCGGTGAGAGCCTCAGGATTCGTGTCGATGTCTTCCGGTTTCATCGGGAGTTCTTCACGCTCAATCGCAGGGATATCCTCTACTGGGCAGTGCTTCCACTTGGTTATCACGTTGGCGACCGCTAGGACTTTCTTATTGATTTTCCATGCGGTGTTTTGCGCAATGTTAATCGCCTTGTACACCTCAGGCATGTAAACGTCTTCGTAGCGCATCAGTGCTTTCTTGCTGTGGGTGCGTACAAGCGCCAGAGGACGGCGACCGTTAGCCCAATAGCCACCACCAGTAATACCAGTCCACGGCTTAGGAGGAACTACGCAAGGTTGGAACATCGGAGAGATACCAGCTAGGGCACCCGCACGGGTTGCGATAGCCTCAGCGTATTCCGGTGCGAGTTCGATAGTCTCAGAGTCTTGCCCAACTACGCCAGCGTTTTGACGATGTAAGCTAACCATCCCGGTTGACTCAATGAGCATCTCAATGCAGCGTACCCCAACGTGAATGGAGTCTTCCTTATGCCACGAAGACCACGCCTCGCCACCGAGTAGACCCTTAGAGAGCATGTCAGCTTCGACAACCTGCATGAATGCTTTCTTGTAGACGTGCCCTACGCGCTTGTTGAGTTGTTCCTCAACGTTTTTCTTGAAGTGCTTAGCCTCAAGGTCACGGATACGACCGAAGCGCGCCTCATCCTCAATGGCTCTACCGATTGCGCTTGCTACCGCCTGAACGGTTGTATTGTCTACGCTAGTCAGGCAAGCCAGAGTTGTCTTAATGGTGATGTACGCTACAGCTTCCGGCTTGATTTCTTGCAGGAACTGGAAGGCTGTCGGGCGCTTGCCGCGCTTAGCTTTCACTTCCTCAAACCAATCGTTGATGCGTGCAATCATCTTAGGGAGCAGGGTAGTAATGAGAGGCTTAGCGGCAGCGTTATCCGCAACCTCACCAGCTTTAAGTTGACGCTCAAACATCTTGCGGAAGCGTGCTTCACCCATTTCGTAAGACTCATGCTCAAGGGCCAACTGTTCGCGAGCTAATCGCTCACCGTAATGGTCAGCCAGAGTGTTGAACGGAATAGCAGCCAGTTCGATGTCAGAGAAGTCGTTCTTAGCAATGTTAATCGTGTTCATTTAGTGCCTCTGCCAGTTAGTAAATCGTATCTATTCAGGCCACCCGCAGATGACCTGTAAGATAAGACTATCAGCCCCTTAGCATTGCGTCAAGTTTCTTGTCGATGTTAAGCGGAAGACCGTTAGCGATAGCCATTCGGTCAGCTTTACACCAATGCGCTGCGATTCGTTCCTCAAGTGCCCTAAAGTCCAAAATAGGCATTTGTACGAAGCGTCTTACGTGGTTAGTCCGACCTATTACATATCGTGCCCTCCGATGGTTTCGTTGTTCTTGGCGGTCAGCCCATCGCCACGCAGCAAGCATTCTCTCGCGCTTCTCTTGGTGTGCTTTACGTGCCTTGCGGTTACGGCGCTTGAATCTGCGTGCCTCTAAGCGCCCCTCGTGGCGTACTTTACGGGCCTTAGCGCGGTCAATTTCTTTCTGACGTGCGACCTCCTCGACTTCCTTGATGAGTTCCTCAGGGTCAATGCTGAACGAGCCACCGTCTTTCTTCTGTGAGAATGATACCGGGTCGGTAATGTATGGTACATCATTATCATTGAACATGATGTTCCCACTGTGCATGTCGAACGAAGCGATGCCCTCAAAGAACTTGCGGATTAGCTTACAAGTCTCGACGAACTCGCCATCCCATCCAGTTAACATATCGTGCGCATCTGATTTGTAGTCAATGATGTCGCTTGCAATCTCAGCGTATTTATAATGTTCATCATTGTTGAAACGCTCGCAATCATTCAGTGCATCGAGTACCACCGTATAACATCCAGCGTGACGCTGTACATCGTAGATGTTAGGGATACCGGCACGGCCCTGATACATGCGGCAGAATGCGGTATACGCAGCGCCTGAGTCCTCTTTCTTAAAGCCCACCTTAATCACTCTGTTAGGTAGCAACGGGTGACTATAAGCCGCCGAGAAGTGACCATTACCAAGCATCTTAAACCCTGCGTCAGCCGTGAGACACTTCAAGGTAGTCCACCAATCTTGATGCTCAAGTGCCTTATCCAGTTCGGTAATTTCACCATCACACGTTTCGCTGTTTACCATCTCGACCAGTAAGTCGATAAGCATACCTTGACGCTTGTCAAGTTCACAGATTGGCAGTGCTTTGATTGAGTCGATAGCGTTCATGATGTCGGTAATGTTCATTGCATTGTGTCCTTTGTGCGTGTTCTTTATGAGATAGCTTTCAGTGTTTTGGCTAGTGCTTGTTCAAGTGCGGCTAGTTTCTTGGCTTTAACCTTTTCCTTTCGCCTGTGCCATGCCGCCCTTTCTTGGGCCTTGCGGCGTTCGAGGTTGTTCTCTCGCCAAGTTCTCACTAAGCGCCTATTTGCAGCGTATAGTGTACCGTTGGGCATATAGCCTTTCTTTAAGCCATCAGTGCGTTCTATCATAGCTGGAACCTATCTTGTTAATCTTTCGGTTGGTGCGTAGTTCACGCTTAAGGCGTTCGATACGCTGTTTCATTGCGAACCCGTCAGGTGTGCATACTGTAGACCCGTTGGAAGTGTGGATAGGCATAACGTAGTGTTTCAGCATTTGCGTAGTGCTCCCGTGATGATACAAGCGACCAAGTAAGCGCCTACAGCTACACCCAAAGACTCCCCAAAGGATGCGCCTACAGCCAGACCTAGAGCGGTGAGCAGACCGATAGTAAGCATGTGCATTACTCCGTAGTAAAGTGATAATCATAAAGGCCACTCATTAGGAGCGACCTTGAGTTTATCACTGGGTAGACTCGAAGGCTATGTCCAGTTAGTACAAATAGCGTTGTCAGTCATTCCATCCCGCGCATGTTGCTTGGTGTATCACACAGGCTTGATACTCCTCTTGTGCCAAAACCGGGTTTACCCAATGTGTTACCTGTTTACCGTATCGCACAACGTAGGTGCTTCCCATGGACCCGTGGTAATACTCGCGCAGTGTTACAGTGCATTGGCCTTTAATTTTAGATGTTGCCAGAAGTTTGCTCATGGTGTTAGTCCTATTGCAAGTTAAGTGATAATCATAAAGGCCACTCGCTAGGAGCGACCTTGAGCCTATCACTCAGCAGATTCCAAAGCTATTGCCTTGTTGTTTTCGTACAGTTCTTTGAGTTGTGCCATTGCGAGCGACCAATTGAAACCACAGCGCACCATGTCACTATAGAACAGTACAGTTTGAGCGGTCAGACCATATTGCGTGTTGTTAGCCATTACTCTTCACCCTCTTCCTCGACTTCCTCAAGGTACTCGTTCAGCAAGTCCTCAGCGTCCTCCCAGAGGTCAATCGTGAGTTGCTCATAGATGCGAGCCTGTAGAATGCGGGTCACGTCCTTGGTGTCTGGCATAAGACCAGAGTCCTCGAACTCATGATAGATGCCTTCACTTGCCATCACACTAAAGATGTCCGAGTAGTAGTGCGGTACTGCGTCATCGGCAGCCATGAGAATAGCGTCATGCAGGTCATCAGTGTTGCGAATGTCATCATAACGGATGTTTTCTTTCAGCATTTCGTAAGCGTGGTCGAAAACGTTGTTGTAAGTCATGTTAGACATAGCCATCTTGTGTTACCTCGTGCAGTTATTAGTGAATATCATAAAGGGCACCTTGCGATACCCTTGAGTTATCCGCTAGTCATGCACCCAAGAGCTATTTACCAGATTGTTAAAGAGCGTCTTTGGTCAGGCTTCGTTAGACCGCATCACCTTTCAGTGTGGTGACTCACTGTTCCGTCATTTCGTGGTACATCGTACCGTGTTTACTTCATGTTGTCAACCGTTTTGTTTCACTTTATGTGCCGTGGTGCGCTTAAGTCATCTAGAAGACACCGTGCGTCCGGTTGACGCTGCTAGTGTTGCTAGTGCTACCTAGCGTTACCTAGCGAGTTGTATCTTACTGCATGTTACTTCATGTTGTCAATACCTGTTTTTCGTGCGACTTATCAGGCTGTCTACTTAGCCGCTTGACTCAGCTTCGATTAGGATGGTTACTCACCGTGTCCCTCTCGATGGCTCAAAGTATCCTATAGGTTAAACTTAAAGTCAATACTCTTTTTGATAAATTCTCAAATTAATCTCTTTAAGGCTCTTTAAGTGACATCTCTCTATAGTGAGTCGTATTAAAGACAATGATTAAAGACTATGATTGAAGATTATCTCTTTATAGGTAACAACAAGGCAGCTTTAAGTATGGTCTTTATGTGGTGTCTTTATGTTTTAACTTTAAGATGGGGATTGACTCATGGTGTCTTTGGGTGTAGTCTTTTAGGTGTTGGCTTTATGATGGACGTTAGGAGGTGACTTTATGATGATACCTTAGGAGGTTGTAACAGATAGGGACAAGAAGAGACACTCTTGGTAAACACAAGGACCAACCCAACCCTTAGGGACCCTCAAAGTCAACTGAAAGTTGACTCAAGGTGATTGGCTGGGCTTTAGGTACCCCTATGGGGGGAACTTTAGGTCCGTACACTGTGAGATAGTCACTCAGATTTTTATGGTATATTTTAAAGGACCCTCTAGGAACTCCTTAGGCCCTCTCTGAGACCCTCTTTAGGTTCCACTGATAGGATGGCCTATCTTTAGGTATAGACCTTAGGATAGACCATTAGAGGCTCTTTATGGGTATACCTTAGGACTTGACTCTATAGGGATGAAGTGGTGTGATGCAATCATACCGCTGAATCCCTCGGTGAGCCATCAGTCGGTCAGGAAGACCCTAATCGCTACAAGTGAGTATAGAGCAAACGGTAGACTCCAGTGAACTGAGGTCTCCAGTAAGAGATGCGTACCCAAGGGCAGCACAAAGTACCACAAGAAATCGGTAGGTGACTCTATGCCGCAACAAGGTCAACAATAAGCGGAACATGAATCTCCTCCCTTTATGTTGGTCTTTAAGTTAAGGTGATATTAATACAATATAATCACCATTCTTAGAGGTCACTTTAGGTACACCATTATGCATACTTTATGCACTCTATAAGTATTCATTCAGTATCTATATAGTAACCTTTCGTCCCTCCTCTCCCTATAGTGAGTCGTATTAATTTATCGTGTCTTTTCAGTAACTTAAAGAACTGACCATCCGTGGTCTATAGTGCATCCCTATGCAGTCTCAGTGAATAAATCACCACTCAATGAAAGACGTACCATAACCCTCATCGTCCTCAGAGTACACATCAACTCCTCCCACAGACATCTCAATGATGTGGGTAGCAGACACTGTAGGACGCATCATGTGCTCCTCAAGGAAGTCAGCAAGCACTTCACCTTCGACCTTAACGGAATCCAACTGCATGGACTCACGGAGATACTCAATGCCTAACGCAAGGGCATCCAATCGGTCATCATGAGCCAGAGCACCTTTCTCACGGGTGATACGGGTCATCTGGTAGAACAGTGAGTACTTAACGTCATGCTTACCGTCTACGTCGCGAGCGGACTGGTAGTCGGCCCTAATGACCTCATCACGAATGACAAGGCGGTGAGTCTGCATGACTGGCTCAAGGGTATCACAAATACGCATCTCCTTCATGCCACGAGCGCGAATCTCTTCCATTGCACAGTTGTGGTGTTTAAGAAGGATAGGACTGAACACCTTACCAAACATACCGTCACCGAAGTTACTCTCGTAGACAACCGTCTGGACTCCCCACTGCTTGGCCTTCTTAGCGAGCAACTCAAGGGTCTTATCAGAGTAACCATCACGGAAACCTCCAGCTTCCATAAGGTAGATGTAACCGTTCAGGGTGTACAGCACAGCGTAACCTGTTTCGTCCTTACCGCGACCACTAGGGTCAATGACCAGAATCTTCTGTTGGTACTGACCTGAGTTGTTGGAGCAATCGTGGTATGTATGAAGGTCATCACCCTTAAGTCCAACGTTAGGAAGGTCCTCAATGATGTTCTGACGGTTCGGAAGCCACTGGTAATGCATTGGGGCCTTCTCTAAGTCTAAGGCCGCTACGATAGCGTCACGGAGCCTCAGAGGGTACTTCTCGGCATCACTCAGGTTAGGGTTAAGCATGAACTGTAATGTGAAGCCAGCCTTACCATATTCCAACTCACGCTCGCGCAGGTCATCACGGTCAAAGCGCACGGGGTCTGTTGGGGTCCCAGCAAGTGCCTCAGGGTTCTCATCATACTCAGCGCGTAACATAGGAGCAAGACGCTGTGAGTAATAGAGGTTCTCTTCGCGAGTCCTCGGGTACAGAGCAGGCCAGATTATGGTCGTGTACCCACGGTTATCCTCAAGTTCCTTATAGAGAGTCATCTCGGTCTGAGGTGTACCAAGGTAAATAACGCGAGAGGTGGGCAGCGGTTTAAGTAACGCAGCGAACTCCTGAACGAGAGTCCATAGCTTCTCACGGGCACCCATGGTAGCACTGTTAGACGGAATCTCAACGTCATCCGCAATGATAATATCAGCACGGCTACCAGTCAACTGACCTGTGATACCTACTGATTTTACACTAGGAGAGTGGTCAGGCTTAGCGGGACCTACGTCAAAGCTGATTACAGAGTCACGCTGACCGGGTCTTGGCTTTAGCTCAGCAAGGAATGGGAGCAGGTCAATGATGTTCTTAATAAAGATGGAGTTAGCGTCTGCACGTTCCTTAGAGGCTGATACGATAAGTATCTTCAACTGAGGGTCTCTCCATAAGGACCACACAACGAACGCACATGTGATAAACGACTTACCGATACCACGGAAAGCCTGTAGGATAAACTTCTTGTTATCACCATTCGCCAGTACCTTAGCCATGTCAATCTGACACTTAGTGGGCACCGGAAGGTTTAACGCCTTCCATAAGACGAATAGGAACGCCACGAAGTCTCCTTTCAGTTGCGCCACTACGAGCGCATTACGATTGGATTGAGTAGACACATTGCCTCCTTACTTGATTTCCTGCTTACGTTGCAGTTCACGAATAGTATCCTGTAACGCACGAATCCATGCGTCACCCTTCTGGGTCACTGCGAGAATACGCTTAGCATCTCGGTCGTCAAGTTCGGCTCGACCATCAGGCTCGAATCCACACTGACCATCGGAGGTTCCGGTAGTTTTGACTCTGACGCGCAGCCGCTTATTGTCGCTACGCAAATCAGAAATAATCCTATCAGTGCTCCCTTCCAGCGCGGCAAGGTCTTCTTGGTACTTAGCTGATACCGCATCGATTGCTCTTTGAGTGCTCTTCGCAGCCTCAACTCTCTTAACGTACTCATTGTGTACCTCCTGTTTCCATTTAGAGTCCATTGAGTCTGACCCTAGATGCCATCCTAATCCGAATAGCATCCCAGCGAGAACCCAAGGGACTAGCTTACGTAAAAATTGCAGCATAATGCCTCCCGTTAACTTTCAGATTTCACGTAGGAGCATCTCGTATAGACAATGACATCCATAAAGGCCACCCGTAGGAGACCTTGAGTATATCACTGTAAAGTGTAAATATCGTCATCCGTAAGACCGTTCTCACCGACTTTCTCTTTGTACTCTTCAAGAGCACCAGCAAGGCCACCCAAGATGTGAACATCCGGCTGCAACTTACCAATCTGGAACTTATGGCGGTCTAACAGTTTGTTAATGGCGTTATAGAGTTGCGGAGAGCGGCGCTCAGGGTCAGAAAGGTCAGCAAGCATACGCTGAGCCATCGCAGTGTCCAACATCTCTAAGAATGTAATAAGGCTCTTATCCTTTTCCATACACATCACTCCTTATTGGCTTTCTTCCAGTCAATCATCTTATCGACTACCTTGGCACCAATCTGAACCACTGTGTAGGCGATAGCAGCAATATAGAACCACTCATTAAGACTCAGCCCGAAGAAAAGCCTCGCAGCACCATCAGCCACACCTGTGCCAACAATAGGTGCAGCCTTGACTAACTCATTATTGAAATCTAATGAAAGCATAAAACCTCCAGTTTAAAGCGGGTCGTCCGTGACCCAAAGTTGTTATCATACGTTGCTCAGCGTGCAGTTAGCCCTACCTCCACAGGGCTTATATTTTAAATCGCAGTGACACTGTAATTACCAAATGAGTCAGCGGTTATCTGATTGCTGACAACTATCCTCCCTGTAACCCTGTTACCCCACGCTGCATTTTCAGCTGTTTGACCTGGATTCCCATTCGGATCTTCTATCCTAATATCCCCCCCGATATGGTTATTGTATGCAGCATGACGT